AGTTATCTCTCTCTTGTCATGGGAGGAAAATCCTATGGCGATTGCATTGACTATTGATGCACCTGAAGCACCAATACCAGACCTACCAATTCCTAAAGCAGAAGGTAGATGTCCTAACAATCCTATTTGGTCTACAAGATTTCCTGGTGGAAAGGAAAGGTGGTATCCAGTTCATCTTGATGATAAAAATTGGAGTGCTTTTACTAATCGTTATGCTATGTCTCCTATTCAACCTTTATCAGAAGAGAATAGTGATGGTGGAAGGAGTGTGTATAGAAACACTTGGACTGTTGATGTTCCTTATAATGGTTTCTATGGTCTAAAGGGAACAGCAGACAATGTTGGTAAAGTTCTTGTTGACGGTAAAGAAATTGCTAAACTTGATAATTATTCTGTAACTAGTCCAAAGACAACAAAGTTCTTTTTAGGAGAGGGATCTCATATTGTAGAGGTTGAAGTTCAAAATGAAGACACAACAACTTACACAACCATAGATAAAAAAATCTTTAGCACTAAAGATTGGGCAGTTCCAGCAACCATTACAGTTGATAGTGCATCGATAGGTGAGCAGGAAATAATTTATGCTGGATTAAATGCTGCAAACAATCCAATAAGAGTAACTAATAATAATAAAAGAATAGAATTAAAAGATGGTGGAGGTAGCGACACTAACGCATCTCTTGTAATTGAGTCAGGTGATTTAACTTTCTCTGATGATGGTAAGTTTATTAAAGGTAGAGGTAGTGCGACCATAATAATGAGATGGAGTGATAATCCAAATACTCAAGGAGTTGCTGTTGATAAAATTAGAATAGGTCAAACTACTTGGACAAGAGTAGGACGTAGTGGTAATGAAACTCATGTCATTGAGATTGATGTAAAGACAATTGCAAAAGGACTTGAGAGTGGAACAGAAAAAACAGGTTCCAAGTATCTTGGTCCTACTACCATTGCAAGTTATGCACAAGATACTATATCACCCTTGATTCCAAACATAGGGTTAACAGATTCTGAAGGTAATTGGATTCCAGATCCATTTATTCAAGGCAGAACTTGGTTGTTCAGGTGGGAGGTTGATTTTCCTGTGACTGGAACTTATGATATTTCATCTATTGCAGATGATATAGTTACTGTTAGGATTGATAGTATAGAAGTAATAAAGTATAATAATTTTGAAGATAATGGTACTAAAGTAGGAACTTTCTTTGCAAATGAAGGTAAGAAAATACTTGAGTTAGAATTATTCAATAGATCTTTTCCAGGCACTGCCTTTAATACAAATCCAGTGACTACTATTGTAACCATCACTAAAAAAACTAAAATAGAATCAACTGACTCTGCAGGAACAGTTCTTACAAAACCTTGGACAGAAAATCCTATTGCTATATCTGCTGAACTTATTCCTCCCCCTTGCCCTAAAATAGTTGATGGTCAAGGTGTTGTTTGTAAAGTGGAAGTTGATGATCCTGGTAATGGATTCCCACGTCCAAAAGGTGACTCTGATCGATCTACCACTGGTGGATATCCCGTTGCATTGAAATTAAGTTCAGTTGTAGTTGAGGACAGTGGAATTAATTATAGTCCTGATGATCGGATTGTTATTGATCCACCGAATGGTGCAGATATTGATTTTGAACTTGATAACTTTGGAAAAATTTCAAGAGTTATTGTTGGTGATCCTGGCTTTGGATTTACAAAAACACCTGACATTAGAATGATCACTGACACAGGGATCAATGCCACATTTAGACCCCAGTTTGAGGTTGTAAGGGATCCTATTGTTATTGATGAGGATACATTAATTCAAGTTACTGATCTTGTTGGACTTAAACAGACAGGATACTATCAAGGAAGACCATACTATGGTGCTGTCTTCTACAAAGAAGGTGTTCGTTACGCTGGATATTATGAAACCACTGGACAACTTGTTCAAATTTATGATACACTACAAGAAAGTATTGATGGTGAAGTAACTACACCTCCATCAGCGATACGTAGACAAGGTACTGACATTTCCAGCAATGATCCAAGACTTAATATTCCTGGTACTCCCGATACTTTAACATAAAACAATGCCAACCTCACAAAATTCAGTTAATGATAGGGTATCAAGACCCCTAAATCAGGAAGAATTGGATTCAAGGATGTTTCCTAACAATCCAACTGATACTGCTAAACAGAATTATACTGCAATTAGATATGGAAATGATCATGGGTCACTTTCCTTCGGACATATTCATAAACCAGGTGATGTAACTGCTGGAGTTAAACTTCAAACTTCTGATGGAGAGCATGTCTTCTTCATGGATAAGGATGGTGCTAGAAAAGGTTGGACTACATCAGTAAGTCCTGGTAATTTTCAGGTTAAGTGTGGTGAGAAAAAGGAAGAAGCAGAAGATACTATGATACTTAATGCACTTAATGGTAATATAATTATATGTGCATCAAATGGTAAGATTAGATTACAGGCAACAGATATAGAATTGATTGCTGTTGGTGAGGGAGGTTCTAAAGGTAACATACGTTTAGATGCAACAGAAAACATTTCTACTAGTTCAAAATCATTTAAGATTAACTCTGTAAATAGTCTTTCATTCAATTCTCCTTCAAATATGGAGATTGCTGCTAATGGAGTATTAACATTATATGGATCTGTAATTCGTGGAGTAACAGATGCATGTGCTGTTAAAGATTCTAAAAATCGTAATCAACAAAAACAGAAAAAATTTAACAAGTAATAGGAGGATTTAGTAATGTCAATTAATTTCGATGACGTACAAGTAGGTGGAACATTAAGAGTTGGAACTGGTGTTTGTCCTGCTGTTAAAGATGGTGATGAAGGAATTAATGGTGCTGTGTATGCAGAAGGTCCAGTAGTTTTTGGCACTCAACAAGCTTTTCCTCAAGAGCAAGCAACTTTAATGGTTGCTCGCACTGAAAATAAAGATCCTGATTGCGAACCAGCAGACAGATCTCTTTATGTAAAGGGTAATCAATTTATTGAAGGTGATGATGGAACCGAATTTGCATTAGATGTTGATGGTAAGGTTCACTTTACTGGTGATTTGATATGTGATGTAATTTCACCTAAAAGTCTTTCTTCAAGATTTGTAGATAAAGCAGATCAACTACCAGCTAAACCATTTGACATACAACATCCGACAAAAGGAGAAGGATATAGACTTCGTTATGTTTCATTGGAAGGACCTGAAAATGGTGTATATTATAGAGGTAGATTGAAGAGAGAAAAGGAAATTTATTTACCAAACTGTTGGAAAGGTTTAGTTCATACTAATAGTATTACTGTTCAACTTCAACCTGTTGGAGCACATCAAGATATTATTGTAAAGAGATGGGATGATGAAAAAATATATCTTCAAGCAAAAGGTGGAATGCCTATTGATTGTTTCTTTCATGTCTATGCAGAAAGAAAAGATATTAATCCATTAATGACTGAATATCAAGGTGATGAATATCCAGATCCAAACTTTGATAAAAAATGCAAAGTTCCTTTAGAGGATCGTAATTTTGCTGATCCAAAATATAATTTCCCACGCAATACAATAACCACTTGACAACCACCCTGTCTTGTGATATAGTGTGTAAATAATTTGGAAACCACATGGAAGAAGAAGAGTATCTGATGAAGTGCGTGGTTGATCCCGTGAAGAAAAGTTTTTACCTTCATTCAAGTGAAGGTGATATGAAGTCAGTTGATTGTGATAATATAGATGAGTTTATGAATGTGTTGGAGTTGGTACGTGCTACTTGCCCTGAAGATCGTCTGGTGT